TTTAGAGCCAGGATTTAATCTTCTATAGGCTTTGACCCCAGCTTGTGTCATGCCTGCGCCCGATTTTGTCGAACGAAAATTCTTTTTATTTCTTGGTGGCATCGTGCCTTTTGATAATTCAACTCTCATCATTAGAAGTAAGTCATCCTTGTCATATCAACAATACCACCAGTTGATTTTTTTGTTCTCTTAGCGAATGTTGCTGCCCTAGAAGGTTTTGGCCCTGTATTAGCTACAGCCTGCTTTCGTCTGACGGCACCCGCACGTTGCCCTTTGGACATCGCTCTTGCTTTCGCAATGGGCACGCATTTTGGATAATTTTTTCTTTTTTCTCCACCACTTCGCCCACACTTCGGGTACGAACCATCGGATCGCTTGTTTGCAATATCGACCCAATTCTCTTTTACCCATGCTCTTAATCCTTTTTTGGCCATTAGACCATCCTAGTTCTTTTTTCTTTTCCCTTTAGGATTGCTCCACAACCTCTTGCTACTTTACCACCGTTACTATAAAAACCTCTGTCGTCCATCATTCCACCGCCCATAGCTTTTTTTCTATTCTTCTTTTTACCACCTGGTGTAACTTTACCTGAACATACTGCTGATGCATACATGTTTGCGTATGCAGACGGGTAAACTTTAAATTTTCG